GGATAAACGCACAAACACTGTTACATATTGACCATCTTCACATGACAGTTTTTGTTCTATAAATCCAACACCTTTAACTGCTGTATCTGGGTGGTTATTTAGTGTATGAACCGCAATATCAAACGAGTTATCTGCTTCGGCTTGATATGCATACGTGTCCATTGCTATGTGGTTTGTGTCTACTTGTATTTCTGAACTTGCTGAGGTAGAGCCAACATCAAAGATTTGGTCTGACCCAATAAAATCTTTACCTGGTTCTATAATAGTATCAACTATAGATGAGTGTAGTGCAAGATTAGTAAATTGATCTGCATCTGCATTCTGAATAAATTTTGTTGTTTCGCCACCGCCCTTAATAGGTGTCATAGGATCGACACCATATTGATTAATCTGTGAACCGTTATTAAAGAAATCGTTACCGCTACTAATAGTAGACCTTCTAATTATAGTACTTGGGTTTGCAAAGTATTCCTTTATTATTTCAGTTTTATTTGCTTTTGCTTCTGCTGTATCACCAATCTCAAAATCAAACTCCATACCACTTTGTACAATAAACACACTACCGGAATTATATAAGTCTTGCGATGCTAAGAAGTTAAACAACACACGGAATGTATGTCCTGTATTAGTAACATTTTCAGCAGGGTCATTATAAATCTTGAATGTTTTTGCCCATATCTTAGATGATATATCTGGATTGTCTGCTGAGTTTTGATTATAGTCGAACTCTGCATCACCTGTTATACCATTTAATGCAACTGGCATATTATATGTAAACCATTCTTCTGATGTATTATCTAATAGCACCTGCTTATGCGAAGGCGTAGTATTACGCACACAACTATCCGATGAGTTATCAACTGGTATGGAATCAGGCGCCGCTATTACTTCACATGGGCCTACAAGGCCTTCAAGTATAGCACCTGTCATAATAGGTCCTGCTTCAGTGGCAGGAACTTTGTCTAACCCTTTTGTAGTGTCTAACAATCCATTAAACATATCTATTGGACTGGATCTTGTTGGTGTAGCAAGATCTATATTTTTGCCTACTCGTGGAATTGATTCGTTGGCGTCACCTGTGCTACCTGCTACAACTGGTGTTGGATCAAAAATATTCCAAATATCGTCTTCGCTCGTTCCTGTAAATGCAGGTATCACATCGTCGACTCGTAAGTTATTCCATTCCTTACCGCCCCATCCTGTGTCTGGTATAATTCTTCTTGTTTGAGCTGTGGCTGGTAATTCTGATAATCTAATATACTTAACTCTTGTTACTGTACCCTCATAATTTTTATATACTGCTTTAGGGTAAGTAGCGCCTGTTAAATCATTACTTAAATTACGTCTGTTATAACCCACTAACTGATTTTCATAAGTATGTGGTTCAGTCCAGAAACAAGCAACAAATACTTCTTCGGGTCTAAATTTAGTATTAACAATGTTTTCATCATTTGTAGATGCATAATTGTCTGAAGGTACATAACTGTATGCTACAACACCCTCTTCGCCTTGTTGATCAACATCAACAGGGTTACCTAAATTATCTAAATAGAATGTATTTTCATAATTTTTAAATTCGGGTATTATTTCAAAATTCTTACTGTACAAGAATCTTGGCATTGGTCTATCCCAACGTAATCTTCTTTCTACAGGATAATGACTTGACAAATGAACATCATCTGCTGTATAATATCCTCTGCCATAACCTACAGATGTTAAATTATTATTAGCACCTTCGAGTCTGCCCGGTCCTTTTTCATCCGGTCTATATTTACCGGGTGTTAAACCTGCTGTCCACATAAAGAAGTCATTATAACCTGGTTTGAACACATCAAAGTATACAGTTTCTCCTTGTGGGCCAACTTTTGTAGAGGCTCTAAACCTTGGCATACCTTCAATGTTTGCTTCTGCATTACTGCCGTTACCGCCTGACACAGCAAACGGTTCTGGTACTATCGTAGGACCAAAATACAATGCTGGTTCAACTGGTGGAAGTTGTATGTTAGATGATTGCTGTGTACTTCTCAGAGGACATCTTACATTAGTAATTTTTCCGCTACTGTTAGTGCTTGGCACCATGTCATTTGTGTACCAGTAATCGTTGTGCGGATAGCCTTGCATATCTGCATAAGCATTAACTGTTTCAAAGTAATCGTGTGCTCTTAGAGGAGGGTATGTTTTGTCTATGAGCGTGTAATAGATATCATTGTCAGTGTTTTGTATAAGTTGGTATACTTCGAAAATGTTTTCTCTGTTAGGCATCAAACGATATGCTGGTAGTGTGATATCACTGCCGCCTTCTGGGTCAGTAACTGCACGAGTCTGTAGCATGTCATATTTAGATAATACGTGTCCTGCTGTGATGCTACGACTTCCAAATCTTCCAGAGCCGGGTATCTTTTTAATTATTAAACCAGAGTTTATTTCATCTAATAATGGCTCAGGCTTAGTGCCTATATTTTCCCATTGATCTTGTCCGCTAACACTTGTGGTAAATGTTAAGTTATGCTCAACTACTACGCCACCTAATGCTTGATAATATTCATTATTATATTTTACAATTGTGCCGCCACTGTATACTTGATCACCATAATTAGATGCTATGTCTTCTGATGCTTTCCATTCCGGAGGTGCTGTTCTAATCCTAATCGGAGTGTGGAACTCAGGTAGTAATTGCTGGAAGTCACTTGTTGCTGACAGTTTAACATCAACATATTTTTCTTCTATGTCGTGCTTACTTGGCAAGTATGCTCTTAAATCTGGTCTGTAAGAATATTCAATTTCTGTTGCTGGATCAGAATATGTTAGTCCCTTAGATGGTCCTGACTTTAATGGCCCTTTATTAAATGTGTTGTCTAAATCTAACTCTTGATCATCGCCCATAAAGATTGTTGACTTTTGTGATAATTTACCATTACTTAAATTACTAATCAATCTTGGGTCTCTTACATACGGACCATAGTTAGGAATTTGTGCGGCTGGTAAGTCACCCACTACAGGTGTTCGATAATCTTTTAAGAATGCCAATTGCATTGATAAACCATCGCCACGTGTATCAGTTTTAACCATTGCACGTCTAATGTCCATCTGTCTGTTAATGCTTTTAACAAGTGCAGTTGGGTTGTTATAATTATCAGCGGCAATTGATACGCCGTTCATTTCCACCTTGTTATGATCAACAGTGGTCACTACAGGTAATCTATTATCGTTTCTTGTTATTTGTCGTTGTATCACAAACTCAGTACTGATATCTGTATTTGTTGGCAATGCTTCAGTGTCTATCCACATTACACATTCTACAGGATCAAAGTTTACATATTTTGCAGGCACAATCTCTGCATTACTCTTATATGTTACCACAGTTTGATTAAACTTAGGTGTGTCTTTGAGTAACTTAATTGCGTTTGTGGCTGTATCTGTATTACCACCACTTGTATACGGTGTACCACCACTGAATATAGCAGTGCGGTGTTCGTAATAATGTAAAGTTCTATCGTCTAACGGCCAATGATTTTCTATAATAATTTTATCTGGCGATACACGTGAAATAGGGAACACTTTGTTATAATACAACGGATTATTAAAGTGTAATGCAATTCTTTTATCTTTTAATGCATAAAGCGGTGATATACCATGTGGTTCTATGGTTTCAATAATTATGCCTTTGCCAATTACATTACCTCTTGTTACTCCACTAACGTAAGGAGCTCTGATTGTAAATGACATATTGTTTATCACAGAATCAACAGTGTACATACCACTGAATTTATCAGTGAACACTCTCACTACATCTGCCTCTTGGTATGTGTGAGGTTGATCCATTACTAATTTTGATTTGTTGTAATGTTGTGCTGATGCCGGGAATGAGCTTTCGGTGTTTGCTCGTGTAATTGTAAATGAACCTGCTGTTACATTACTAATTGGGTAATAAGGATTTGCAACACCTGTGCTGTAATCATTAAACACTGCAATGCTGTAACTGAAGTTTTGTATCTTAGTTAAAATATTTGTATTAAAATTAGTATTGTTGACAGTGAATGTGCCTGTTCCTGGATTAAATGATTTCAATTGATGATACTTTCCTAAAATACTTTTAAGTTGTTGTATTTCAAGTTTTTCAGCAGTAGTTTGATTTGCTATAAATTCTAATTCTGGTAGTATAGTACCTTCAAGTTTTACTTTAACATTACTGTAACCACCTTTTGCAGTAACTTCTGCGGCAAGCTCTGTAGTGTTAGGTGTTATAATTGCTGTCCCAGATGCTGGAGTACTTGGTACAGCATCATCTCCGTGTGTTGCAAAAGTAACAGTTGGTGCTGAGGTATATCCTACGCCTGGCTTTGTGATAATGACACCCGTTACTACACCATTTAATACTGCTTCTGCAGATATAGTTGATGATTGTCTAATCCCTTCGCCAACTACACTAACTGTTGGATAACTGGTGTATTGACCACCCTCAACCATTGTTACTGTAGGCGTACCTCTTACAACAACTTCCATTGTTGCTTCTTGATTATTACCGTTAGTAGGGAAAGTCACAACTGGTGGATTATTTTTACTGTATCCAGAACCTGGATTGACAACTCTTGCACGTATAACTTCACCTGCTTCTGATACATCTAATGTGCCATCAATTTGAACAACTAAACCACTACCGCCATTGTGTGTTATTGTGGCAGTGTGTGTTGTAGTATTTGAATACGCTATGCCCGGATTTGTTATCTCAATAGAATCAATTTCACCTATGATGTCAACTGTGAACGTTGCATTATCTTTTGTTCCATCTGTTTTAAGTTTTGCAAATTCACTGCTAATAGAAATATCTGCATTGAAGAAATCTTCGCTGTTAGTAACAGTAATGCCGGTTACTGGACCAGCAATTGTAGTTGTGCCTTCTGCTGTAACTCTGCCTGTATATGATGCAGGTGGTGATGAGAATGCAACAGATGGTGGTCTATTATATCCTATACCGCCTGTGCTGAGATTAACACTGCTTACTGCACCTGAATTAATTGTTAGAGTAGAACCTGATAATGGCCCGTATGCAATTGGTTTAGTAATTGTGGTACCCACATTGTCAACTAATTTAACTAAATCGCCTTCTACAAAATTACGCATTCTTGTTGCAGGACCTTCAACTAACACAGTATTACTGCCATCATCTAAGTTTGTAATAGTAAGTCCTGATACTGTATTACCAATTGTTGGTTCAACCGAAGCAATGGATGCTCTACGTAAAGGTCTAATATTCTTAATATTTGCTTCAACTAAACGAGGTGCTTCAAAATTATCAATTTTACTTGTATTTTCTTGTGAAATGTTCTCGTTGGTCCATACCACAACATTATCAACATTTTTAGCATTTTCTAATGTTAATATATAATCTAAATATTTTCCTGTGTTGTTTAAGCCAATTTGATTTGTGTCTAAGAAATTGAACAAACTTACATCTGTATATAATTTTGTTTGGCCACTTTTGTTTTTACCAACATAACTTACACTTGCACCAATGTTTTGTAATTTATAAACGTTCCAGTCTGTGTTTTCACTTACTGCAACATGTATGAGATTATCTTGTTGAGGTTTAATAACAAACTGATCATCAAATAGATCTGGTAAACTGCCAATGTTAAATGCTTTGAAGTTTACATTTGCTGAGTTTACATAACCTGAATTTAATATTGTAGGGTACTTTTCAGTGTTTAATCCTGTAGCATCTACATCAGATAATGTAGGCCATAATTTGTGCTGTCTAATTCCTGTTGGCTTCTTGAGGAATCTCTGCGAGTCATCAACATCTATAAAAATAATATCGTCATCTTTAGCGTCAGCAGTAACTTCATAATTACGTGCCGCCCTAACGTTTGTTACAACTCCCTCGTTTGATAATACTTTTATGTTAATATCTGTATTAGGCAAGTCGTCTTTAAATGTTGTGTCTAACTCTATTGTTGATTTTTCAACAATTCTAATTGTATCGTTTGCAGTTAGACCATAGTATAGTTCACGTTGTTTCCCATCAATCATTTCGTATTCTGACGGTGGGTTGTACAATGCTGTAACTACTTCTTTTGGTAGTTTTGTTACATCATGGAAAGTAATAACATTTTGTGTCAGTGTAAATAATGTACCTGAAATATTCCCTGTAACATTACCTTCCCAGAAATAGTCTGTTGTTGTGTTTTCTATCTTAACACCGTTTATATAAACTTCTACAAACTTATATTTGCCGTTGTTGTCTTTGGCAAGATTGTTTACATCAATTGCTGTGCCAAAAGTATATGCTAATTCTTCACTGTTAGCAATCATATCAAATGTATAATCACCTGCAGATAAGTCTCTGCTTGTTGTGTCAATACGTGGATAGTTTTGTGTAGGACTAAATGTTTGGTCACTACCTTCATCAAAACTAAAGTATGAATTAGCCAGTGCTGTATCGTTTACTGTTATAACACAAGAATCTTCGGTAGTAGGATTTAAACTACTGGCCGCAGTTCCTTGTACAGCAAATCTCTGTGTTGGTTGGTATGTACCATCTGCTACACCTAATGTAGAACCGTTTGCAACTGTAAAGTCTTTACCTGACAACATCAATATATAATTTGTAGTTGTGCCTGTGTGAACTGCATCAATTCTTGCACTAACGTTGCCACCCAATTCTGGTTTAGTATTAATAGCATCAACTAATTCTGTTGGTGTTACATTACCTGACTCGCCTGTTACACTGATAGCAATAGCACCGTTGGCACTTTGGTTATCTGTGATAGTAATAGTGTTTGTTGTTGCAAAAGTAATATGACTGTTAACACCACTTAGGTTATCAGCAGTAGGCACGTTAAACGTATAATCGTTTGTGCTTACAAGAACATTACTTGAAATAATTCTTGTTGTTGCATCACCTGAACTATAACCGCTACCTGCGTTAGTAACAGTAATCTTATTTAATTTGTTTGTTGCTGGGTCAAGTGTTGCCACGGCAGTTGCTTGTACACCGTCAACATCGGTTGGTGCTGACACTTCAATTAATGGTGTAGTAATATATGTTTGTCTTGCTTCATATATTCTAATAGTATCAACTACGTTTGTAACATCTTCTGGAAAGCCTAATGTAAACTGCTGTGGATTTTGTCTAAAGTCTACTTTCTCTAACTTTAGTTCAATGCTTTGATTACTGTCAGTGTCACCGAAGTCGCCCACTTTAAGAGCCCATTCGTCAAATACACTAACATTACCTTGAACAATAGCACTACTTCTTCCTATTCTGCTTAATGCTTCGGCAGTACCTTTGCTTTGTACCATGCCTCTATAGAATTCGTATTGTTGCTCATCGAGAACATCTAACTCACGTAAGTATTCTTTTTCTGTGTAACCAAACAAAGATCTACTTGCTTCATAAACTTGTTTTTCAACTGGTATAAATCCAAACTCATGGTAGCGACCTAAACTTTCAGCCATGTTATCTAAGTTTGGTTTTAATTCATTGCCGTCAATTATAAAGCCTTCAGTTACAAAACGTCCTTTCCAGTTAGCGGCTCTGTTAGCCTTAATCTTAATTCTGTTTTGTCTTTGATTATATAATGGATTATATATAGTATCGTTAAATTCTGTTGTGTTATCAAATATGACAGCATGTTCAATTTCTTTAGTGAATAATACGCAACCGTAAATGTCTACACCTGCTGGTGAAGAAATTACTATAGTGTTGTCTTCTCTAACTATTTCACAGTCGTTTGGATCAATAACTGCACCTGTTTGATTAACAATGCTAAATTGTTCTCTGTCTGATCTATTAATCTTAGCAATAAATCCACGTGGTGCTTCAAATATAACTTTATTTGCACAAGGTGATAATTCAATTGTGTTACCAATTTCCCATCTACCTGATGCCCAAAATAGTGCTTGTTTTCCAGCATACGCCCAATCGCTAACTTCGCCTAATGAACTGTCGTGTTCACCAAAAGAATATCCTTGTGATTCTTGATATCTACCTAATCCAATAAAGAAATCATATAATTGTTCTTCTGCTGTGATGTCATTATCTGCATCATGTTTAAATTCAGTGTTGTAATGTACACGAGTAATTACGCCTGTTGTTTCTTGATACAGTGTTCCTCTTACTGCACCAATTTGCGGTAGGCTTGGCAACGGAGTCCATTGTTTCTGATTAAACTTATCACCCTGGCTTAGTGTTATAGGTGCTTGGTAGTATCTACCCAGTCTCTCAACAATAATGCCTTTTTTGTAAGTGATGCTTGGTTCCCAAATTGTGTATGATGCAGGATCACCGCCTACTTCAACACGTTGTCTCTTACCATCCTTTTTACTTTCTAATACATTAAAGAAACCTGAATTATTGTCGTATCCTTTTACTTTATATCCGTGTGCTGATTTCTCAACAATTACGCCACTGTAGTTTGCACGTGTTTTGTAATTTGAACTGTGCAATGATACATTAATATTTTCTTTAGGTATAATTAAACTTGTTGCATTACCTGTTGTACTGTATTGATCAGTACGTGCAACCATTGTATCTCTGTCAATGAAGCCACTCATTCTGTGACCAAGTTTCATGTTTAGTGTTCTAACTTTTTCAACAAAGTCTATGTCTGTGGTTAGGCCTTGGAACTGTAACCAACTGTTTATAAATTGAGTGTAACCAATATTTGTTAAGAAGTTACCATTGTCGTCTATGTCACCATGTATGGTAAAATCATCTGCACTATTAAACATCCAACGTTTTAATGTTGTTTTGTTAAACAACTGTTTTCTGTTTGCTCCGTGTCTTGCAAGTTTTGTTGGGTCTGAGAATATAGTAGCAAATCTACCTGGCTTGGAAATCAGTAATGCTTCTGCCTGAGCAAATGCAAATAGTTCACTGGACTTCCACACATATTCAACTGGTGCATTATCACCAAATTTCCAAATGCCGTCTGTGTTACCAGTTTGTGCAAATGTTTTAGTTAATGCTGATCTACTTGCAATAGTTAAGCCTGTTGTTGGTACTACTGCATTGTGATTACTGCTATCACTGTTGAGTACAAATGCTGATGCTTTAGCTCTAACTCCGTCACCTGTGATAGTCACAACAGGGTTTGTATAACTTTGTCCGCTGTTGGTTACAGTTATGCTTGTTATAGCACCATCTTCTATTACTGCTGTTCCTACTGCGTTGATTCCTGTATCGTCTGTGATAGTTACAGTTGCATTAGTATATTGTCCACCTTTTTCTGTGACAATAAATTTGTTAATGCCATTGATTGCTGGACCTTGTTGATAGTATTCGTTATTCCATGTTATAGCAGTATCGAATGTGGTTGTGTTACCACCAACTGCATAAGGGAACATAGGAGTACCACTGTCGTCTACTGTAGCAACATAATATCTAATAGGTGTTGTAGGACTGTCAGGAGTATAACCATAACGCATGTTAAACTTGTCTGCATATCCGTTTGCAGTTGATAATGAATTATTCCATGTGTAGTCTTGTACAAATGATCCAGTAAACGTTCCACCTGGACCTGATAATCTTGTTCCTGTTTTTACAACAAATGAACTTTTTATGTTTGTTATATCACTGCTAACATCCATTGGATCTGTGTAACCATATGGACCGTAAATTGGGAAGCCATCAAATGCCCAACCAATCAAAGGTGAATGTGCAGTTGTATCCCACTCCAATAAACCTGCACTTGCCGGAGTTGGAGTATGATAATGATCTAATTCAATATCATGTGTATGACTTTTTGCAATTCGATCATAATGCCATACATCTTCATTGTTAAAACTTAAATTGCTTTTTGGATTAAACAGTGGTTTGCCGTCAACCATTACTGCCACAGCATTTTCTTTCATCTGCGAAGAATTTAGTGGGCTTTGACTTAAATCTGTTACAATAGGAACGTTATACTTTGCATCTATACCGTTATTGATTAATTCAACAAACACAGAAGTACCGTTATGACTAATTGTTAAACCGTCTACATCTCTAAATGTGTTTGTTTGCAAGCCAATATGTGTTCCTGTTGTGCTTGTCCATGTTTCAGCAATCTCAGTTGTACCAGTGTTGCTTATTCTATTTGGTGCAATTCTATTACCTTGCATGTCAACTGGTAATAAAGATGACAGCCCAACTCTTCTAAAAGGATTATTGATTAAGTAACGATTGTTTGTAATATTTTCTCTATTACCTTGTCTTATAATACCGTTTTCTAAATCAACCCAAAGACTTTTATTTGCTAAAGAATAATTACCTGTTAGCAATGTTTGTTTTAATAAATCATCTTCTGCATAGAAAGAATATTGTTTATCCCACCATACAGGCTTTTCTGTGAAGCCTAACATTTCCCAAGGATGTGTATGAGGTCTAATTGTATCATAATGATATTCGTACCAGCCTCTCCATCCTGCAGGTAAATCTTTGTCACCTACGTTCCATGTCCACTCATCGTTTGTGTCATAAAATTCGTTTGTGGTAGGGTCTAATTCATTGACGTTTGTCCAAGTATTAAAGTAGTAACGCATCAAGTCATGGAACTCGTTATATGAATAATTTGTTTGCCTAAATGCACCATTACGTACATTATATAAACTGTAATCGCTTACACTGTTTGCTTGACGGAATTCTGCTTTAGCGGCGTTATAAACTCTCTTTTCAAATTCAAGTAGTATATCATCTCTGATATCACCTACAGCCATTGTCTTACTGCCGTCATGTCCTACAACAACTTTAATAGGTGTTGCATAACTATTGTCCATTGCTATCTCTGGCTGGTATAATGGATATAGACCCATTGTACTCGGAGTCGGTGGACACTGGGCACTGTCTCTTTCTGCATTGTATATTTTAAATACAACATCACTGCCTGCTTGTAAGTTATAACTTTCGCTTACTACAACTGTTAATGGACTGAAAGAACTGATAGTATAATCTTTGTCCACTACTAATAAATCTGTGTCGACATAAACTAATAAACTGTTTTCTATTTTATCTAAGTCTGCAATATTTGTGCTAACAAATGTTCTATCAATTTCTCTGATCTGATTAGATGCTACAAATAATTCTTCGGTGAAGTTATCGCCAAAAGGTACAATATATGTTCTATTAAATACTTCTCTGCCTATTTTGTATGACAGTAAGTTTCTCAAAACAGTTTCTAAAATATACTCCTTGCTTAAACCATCAGTCGGTAGTTGCTCGTAGTATTTGTTTACTTCGCTTTTTAATCTATTTTTGTACTTGTTATATTCAGTACCACAGAAACGCATAGCATCTACTAAGTTATGTGGTTGGTCGTCAAGTAAGAATGCACCTAATATAATGTCTTGATTTGATTGTACTATATCCGTTGCAAACGCATTATCTTTTTTGCTGTTAGCAAAATTATTAGCACCAAGAGGCTCGCCAACAAATCCATCTTGTCTCTCAATGTATTTTTTAAAATGTGGCAAATACTCTGGTTCAGTGATATAACTTATATCGTCGTTCAACCAGTTTCTATCCCAGCTCAGTGGAATTTCAAAGTTACTTTCTGTGCCTTCTTTAATTAAGCCTGACTCACTGGTTGCAATAATTTCTATGAAGTCACCTACTTCTAAATTTAGTTGGTCAAAGTCAATGTATCCTTCTTGCAATCTTCCGTAAGTGAAATCTGTTCTGATAATGTTATTAACTTTAATATCAATATCATAACCACTTGCTGTTGATCTGTTAATGTCTGGTTTACAACCTATCCAAAAATCTTTTTTAGACTTATCAAAATTAAATTGATTATAATCGTAAGTTGTAATTATTCTTTGTTCGCTGACTTTATCAGACACTTTCATGTATGCTTGGAATTCAGGTTTTGCTTTTAGCAATTTATAATAGTAATAACCAATTGCATCTGTGCTTGAACCACTACCTAACGGCGTGTAACTATAAGAATCAGTATACTGATAGTTTTGAAATAATATTTCACTGCCGGCTACAAACTGTTTGTAAACAACTTTAAATCCAAGCTCTGTATCTTCGTTAACACTTAATGTGGAACTTGCAATGTCGGCTTTTTCTGCATAACCAAATATCTTGTTACCAGCAAAATTGTTTTCTGGGAACACACCTTGATCACCTAAATATGTACCATCAGTGTTATATAAATTAAACAGAGGTGCTTGATTAACTCTTGTTTTTTCTTGTGCTAATACCCATTCTAAGCCTGTCCATTTATACTCTTTGCCAATGCCTACTGAACCTGCTTGTACTTTTATGAGATCATCTACTGCAAATTCAAATGGTACAAATGTTTCACTACCATCAACTACGTTGTCAATATTTTTTACTGGGTCGCCTACACGTCTTAGTGCAATAACGCCACTGTTAGATTCTGCAATGTAAATATGTTTTGCAATGTCCTTACTTTCTGTTGGAAAAATAAGTGTTGCATTAATTATGTTTACACCGTCAACTAATGTATCTTCTGATAGGCCTTCTAATGTTTCTTTTGTGTAATTAACACATGCAATTGTTACACTACCTTGTGAATTAACACCATGACTGTATAATTCTAATTCTTTATTGAATTCTATAATAGGTCTGACAGCACGTTTAGTTCTGTCAGGTAAACCGTCACCTGCATCTAAGAAATTATCTCTGTGGAACCAAAAGTTTACTCTGCTCCATGTGTTATCATTTTCTGCGCCACGTTCTTGTAATATGTAATCTTTAGGTGAAACAATAGCATCGCTAACTTCACCAACTTTTGCCCAATTCAATGAGCCTCCAGCAAATGTAAATCTATTTGTATTTGGGTTTACTAATACTTTAGCGTCTGTTTTAGCATTTACAACATTGTCCGAATTATACAACGACTGTTCTGCACTTGAATATGCAGTATTATAATCGCTAAACCAATCTAATAATTTAATAGACTCGCCAACACCGCTTACAATATACTTTCTGCTTACTTTGTTTTGTGGTATAACAAACGTACCACTAAATTCAACAAGCATGCCGTTGCGGAATTTCTTACCACCATTGGGTGTATAATTTGCTTTGCCAATGATATCAGTGTCTATGTCTATTGGATTGGTTAATGTTCCTGTTACAGCAATCGGAGTAGGACCAGATGTTACCCAATAGTATTCTTGATAGTTTAATAATTTATCTGCGTCAATTGGAGGAGTATAAGTTGCATACCCTTCGCTAAAAATTTTATTTTGATTTTTTGTGTCAACACCATATACTCTGAGAGTATCAATTAACTCATCGTAGAACATCATATTTTCACTGTCACCAGATGAAATGTTAATAGTGTTTATAACTGGACTTAGAGCATAGGATCTTTTTGTTGCAGTTGGCTCCGACAGGAACTTACTACTTGCACCCACGTCACTGCTTGTTGGAGAACCAATATAGCCTTGAACATTATCTACATTTGCCTTACTAAATAATTGCTCAACTGTACTCTCGAAGAAGTTTTTAATTGCAGTAGTTTGCAATACTCCGGGTAGTTTTTTATAAATTTTATCAGCCATTAGTTACCTTATCGATCCGCTCGTAATGTTTGGTTATCAAGTCTGCCAATGATTTCTATATCATTAACACTTGCAGTACTTAAGAATAATTCGTTTGGCTCCGCTTTTACCTGGAACATCTCACCAAATTTCCCTGTAGTGTTTTTAGGTAATATAACTATACTACCTATTGAGCTACCTAATTCTTGATGTATATATGTGCTTAATTCTGTGAAGTAAAATGTTTCGCCAAATTCCCAATTGCTAACTACAAAGTAAGAATTAATCAATGCAATGATACGTGACTTTAATTCGTTATCGCTGAATTGATCTGATAATTTTACCACTCTAAACTTAGCCTTAACTGTGTCGTCTGCTTGATTGCCGAACAACAATTTAAATTTAGCACTTCTAAATACTAATGTATCACTTGCACTCTTATACGTATTTAGCCCTGCAAATTCTGAACCTAACTGATCACTGGTTGGCGATGCTGGGAATGTGCCTGTTGGCCTTGCGAGCCATTTATTTACTTGGGCATTATACGAACTTGTTAATACCAACATCTCAACAATGTTGCTAATACTTGGGTCTATGCGTACATCATTTGGTGCAACATGGCTCCACTTAATTGTGCCTGAGTTAATACTTGCTGATGCAGTGTTCTGAGTTTTACCTCTACCACGTTTAACAAAATAATCTTTAGTTTCAACCAGTTTAATTTCGCCTGTTGTACCAATTGCTAATAGTTGATAAGTTTTAAATTCATCAACAACAAATACAACAGCACCCTTGGCGTTTGCTTTATTCTGTAGTGTTTCTGCTACAACTTTATTTTTTACAATTAACCAATTAACTGTGCTTAACTTTTTCCAATTATCATAACGTGCTGGTGTAATTCTGTCACCTGCATTATCAATGGTTAACTCGTCTTCGTTTCTGAGATCTAACACTATACCTTGTATAGGTCTATCATATCTATATCCATCAAAATCAGTGTAGTATTCAAATAACACTTCGTCTGTGGTGTCTACATATTCTTCAAACTGTAAAGGTCTATCTGGAACTAAGTCGCCATTCGAATTATGTGGTGCTACTCTAATTTTACGAGGGTCAGTGTATCCATCTGGCTCTCTGTAAGTTTCAAGTACTTCCCATTTAATTTCTTGGTCTAATTTTTCTTTGTTATTTTCGTAATATACTTCTAACTTGTCTGATGAGAACAATGCTGTTCTATCCTGAGAGTAATGTAAATCATTTTCTTGTACATTAACATATTCGAGACTACCTATTCCGGTGGCGGCATCGTATGTTTTAAAATGCAATCTACCTGTTATAGTATTATCAAAAGTGTCACCGTTAGTACCATAAGAAGATACTGTGATATTACCAAGTTCTGCTTTCCATATAACTTCACTGCCACTGCCTTGGTTCTCTATTATTTGTCTATATGTTATAAATGGTGTTGAACCTGTGGTGTCAACAAAATTTGTACCAAATGTTGCATTGTTAAAAGGAATGCTAATCTTACTTGGCATTGATGTAATTCTACCTGTGTTATTTGCTATAACAACGTTAGTCTCTGTGCTAACACCACCTACACTGTGGAAAGTGTTAAGAGGTATAATAGCATCTGTAACGTATTCGTTATGTTCTGCATATAACTGCTGATTTGTTTTTGCAGGATCGGGTGCATTTACTTCTGTTTTAAGTATGCCAAAATTACTGATCCAATTCACTGACACATCACTCCATGTTGTGCTTCTTGTACGCAATGGAATGTCTGTGATTCGATTCACTGGTGTGACTGTTAATCCTAATTCTTCATTTCTCCAGAGGTTACCTTTCCATGTATAATTTTCGTATGCACCTGGTTTAGTATTAACAGTTGTGAAAGTGATTACATCTTTGGATGTTCTGTTGTTAGCATTACTTTCATTTAAATTGTTGATATTGTAAAACTTCAATGAGCCTTCGCTTTGAATAATATAATCTAAACATCTGTAAGTGATGTTGTATCTGTAGTTGTTTACATCTATTGGACTGTATTCCATTAGTAATAACCAACTGTTAGGGCCTTTGCCGTTTATGTCTAATGCAAACTCGCCTTGTTTAGCAGATGTAGATAAATCACTGTTAGGTATAACATACCAGTAGTCATCTTGTAAATGGTATCCAATACCAAAAGTTCTTTGTGCAGTAATTTCTGCAACAATGAGGTTAAACTCTGCTGTGGTAAACAACTTTCTAAGAGAAACAATAAAGTCTCTCATTTCCCACCCTGCTGGAATCTCTTCACTAAGTGTCCACGGACCAGTTGCTGTTGATATTGCTGAGCCTAATACACCATTATTTTCTATGTTTGTTACTCTTGCCCATTTGTAATCTGTTACATTAGTTGGGTCTACCCATTTGATAAATGTATTATCTTTTAAGCCTTTAGCATGGTTGGCTGTGGCAACATTTGAATTGTTTATTAATACATTAACACTACCGGGTGTAAATTCTTCTGTGATATAGCCTACTTTACTTTCAGGCTTAACTGGTTGTGCATTCCATCTAACATTATTACTGTCTTCGAATGTGAAATTTGCTAAACTGCCACTTGGCTTTGTAGGATTTTTCCACTCGCTTCGCATACCGTAATAAACAAAATCATTTACTTTACGTAATTTAAGTATGTTTGTAATCACACTAAGCACAACCTCTGTTGGAGTTGTGGTATTGTTTACAATAACTTGTTGGCTTGTTTTGTGTATATTATTATAGATGTATGCATCGTCGGCAAACGTATCCACATTGTGGTATGCGCCTGTCGGATCATTGATATCAATGTATCTGCTATGTCCGGAATGCGTTCTATTTGTAGACTTTATTTTAGCAATGTTTGTGCTTTGACTTTGAGGGAACACGTTATAATCTTGTGCTGACACCATTCTATTTTGTGTATAGAACACTTGTGGCGCACGTTCTTTAATTGCCGCTAAACTTTCTGCCGGTGTACTGTTATTAAGTTCGTACTGTAAATTAAATGTTAACGATACAGCATATTGCTTACCTGCCGCATTTTCATATGGCACTGTAATACTTAAATTCTTTGCTTCACTTGGACTAATTGTGTATCTGGCAGGATCACTTGTTCTATACCAAACACGGAATATACCCACTGGTACATTACCAAAGTTTCCGTCTGGGAATCTAATTTTAATTCCATCGGCACCTGCATTTTCTACAGAATATAAATTTCTTGTGTTTAAACTTTTACTGTTATAGTTTAATGTTTGTCCAACTGTGTTAGGAATTTTAGTCCAATCGTTTAAAACAAGACCGTTACTGTCAATTTCCTGTAAGTACACATCGGTTTCATTGATGTTAGGCACCGTAATTGTTTCAATTCTATTTTCTATTGGCGCAGTATAATTAAAGTCCTTAAACTGTAAATTACCCTGTTTTATCAAACTAAAGAATCCAGTGTTTCTACTTGCAAGGCCCCCGCCATCATTTCTATAAATGATGTTCATTAAATTTGTTGGACTTGGCTCTCTTTCGTAAAAGTGACTATTGTCTTTGAAATCTGGATTAACAACGTTGAACTGTCTTTTTGAACCCGATGATGTGATATTAAGATTATGCACAATCGGAGAATTAATTGGTGTATTAACCTGATAAAGTTCAGTAGGTATATTGTTTATATTACCTGACTTAATTGGTGATGAGAATTGATTAGTGTTACTCATAGCCGCATTCATTATTGTAATGAATTGTTCGTAGGATTGGCTATTATTTGCATCATCCCAATACACAGTTCTATTTGACAATGAAGTGCCTAAACTGTCTACTAAAGGTTCAGATGTTTTCACGCTCACTAATTTTAACAAGCCACTTGCAGGTAAATTACGTTTAGGATTGTACCCTAACATTCTTGCAAGTTTAAATACTGAGTCTCTTCGCTCAGCAGTTTCTAAAAAGTTTTCTCTGGTATTAACATCCATTCTGAATGCTAAACTTTGGCTAAGGAATGCCAGCAATTCTATTATAGATACAAATTCTGAACTTTCAATGAAGTCATTAAAGTTTTCGGGATAGTTTGTCCTGATGTAATCCACCATTGCGGAACGCATAGTGTCAAAGTCGTACGCCTGAAAATCTACTTTGCTATATGCTTTATAGGCAATTTTCCAATCTTCTGCCGCAAATAAGTTATTTTGTCTACTACTGGCCATCTATTACATACCCTCTGCTGTTTCTCTGACATACATTAAGTACAGAGTATCTTCGTTTTGTGTGGGTATAAATCTTAAATCTATGTCTACCCTAATTGCATGTTCTAATGCTGTTACTGTAGTTTTTAATAGTGATACTCTTGGATCACGTGCTACAATTTTATCGACATCTTCTTCTATGTCTGTTACCACTTTTGGTGACATTGGATCCATTAATAAATCCCAAACAATGCTACCAAAGTTTGGTCGCATAACTCTTTCTCCACGTTTTGTGTAGAATTCGTTTTTTAAATCACGCTTCACAAGTTCATCGCCCGACAATGTATACGGAGCGTTAATTGTATCTACAGTATTAAATCCTCTGAAGTTTGCCATACAAGTATTTATCACTGAAATTATATACAGTTTTAATTTACCAAAACTCTTGACAAATCAACTAAGATGTAGTTAAATACATGTAAGCACTTTTGATAGTGTGACGCCACAGCATACACATTTGCTGTTACATTCACCCTATAGCAAAGGAATACGTACATGCGTAAACTTTTGAAAGGTTTCGACGAAATTTGGGCTAAGGCCCAAACTCGTAATGAGACAGAGAAAGGTCGTTTTCAAAGGATATTTTTCCAGCATAAACGATATTTTCATTTAGGACTGTACGATACTGTTACCAAGCGGTATGTTATCTTTGATAGCATTAATCTTGTGGGTAACTATCGTTACAACTCGAGCGTACACCCGCCAGAGTATTCAGAAATGCGTAAAATGGTTGGTTAAAACAAAAAGGGGGCTATGCCTCCTTTTTTATGAGTCGAGATTATTAATTGCGTCTGCTATTGTGAACTTCAGGCTGGTAGGATTAAGCACCTCTTCGTAATATTTGTCTCTGGAATTATCTATTGCTTCTGCTAACAACAAGAAGTTTACACTTCCACCCTCTGTTCCTTTGGAAACAACGAGATTTTGACCTTCTTGACCGTCAGGTGTTTGGAATACACTTGCTTGATACTGTCTCATTTGATGTAAGTTTGGATTTTCTACTAATTTAGATGAACCTGGTTGTTTACTTAATACCCACCCAGACATAAAATACGGTACTCTGTGATATTCACCGTTGTTTAATGCCTGTAGTACGTTGCTGTTTTTAAAGTTATCCGGGCCTATACTTCGTGCAAATTCAGTAAGTGCTAATTGCTGGTTGTCATTGATAGGAACTGAAATACTATCGCTTACATTGTTCCATGTTTGTTGCATATCACCAACAAGACCTAATGTTTCTCCCACAGGACCAATACCTTGTGAGAAGTCAACAATTTTATTGCCAAATTGATCTTGGAATATTTTACCAGGGCCATCTGGTATCATGTCTATGCCTTGTGCTTTTAATTGCGATTCGAGATCTTGTAAGGAACTTGCCGCCGCCATTGCTTCATCAATTGCACCCTTCATTTGACCTAATTGTCCTTCTAATAAATCTGTTGGTAGGCCGAGGTCGTCTAAACTAAACATTTTTAATCTTGCTTCTACTTCTTTTAATTGCTTGCCAATGCCAATAATCTTTTGTCCAAGAGCATTTGTAGTTGGGAAACGTATAGGAGGAATAGCCGATTTGAGACCATTTACTAATGCTCCCAGTCCTGCTATTTCTAATAGTTTTGTTTGTGCGGCATCTTTGAAATTATTTAACACACCCTGGACATCAGCATATTGAGGTATGCCATCTAAGACACCTTGAACATCTGGTAATGCACTGTCTATGAGAGCGCCTGCTTGAGCTGAAGCATCAGTGACTGCATTGCTAACTGAGGAAATAGCCGCCCCTGCTTCGTCTACGTATCCTGTGCCAACTTCTGCACCGTCTGGAGTTTGTGCATCGGCCGGTGCCTGTGCCTTCTGACTCACAGCATTTGCTGGAGTATTTTTAAGCACACTTTCTGATTGAGCTTGTTCTTCTGCTTCACTGGCCGCTATTGGATCGTATTGAGAGTGTCCTATGTAAGGTTCGTTTGTAAGCAGTACTCCCACTATGGTTTCTATTTTATCTTGCTTACCTTGACGTTTTCCGGCGGTTGGTGCTCCTGCACTGTCTCCGGTTGTTGCACCTGCTTCGTCAAATTCTGCTTTTTCTGATGGCGCATCTTTTCTACCAGTGAGTCCCATTTGTGGTGCAGGTATAGCCGGGAGAGCAGGAAGTGCCGGAGGACCGCCACTGTTAAGTAATATTGTTGGTGCTAAAACACTGGTGGGTCCACCTGAACTTACATTAAACCCAGCCGCACTTAATATGCTTGTGGGCATTGTACTTTGCATCTTGATTGGCCCGGTAGCCGCTAATAAGTCCATGCCTAATGGTCCGCCGGCAGTTGCCGCTAATCTTCCACCAGCATTTAAATCAATGTCGCCGCCGTTTGCAGTAATTTGCGTATTCAATCCACCGTATGCTGTTAAATCTCCTGCGCCTTCAATTCTTAAATTGCCGCCTGTTCCTAATGGTGGTAATCCTATAGCACCTAATGGATTAGAGCCTTTGTATTCTCCACCCATAGTATCACCTGCGGCTTTGATGTTTACATCTTGTCCTGCTTCAATGTTTATGTCTTGATCAGCACGTAAATGGAAACTGCCTTTTGCTCTGAAGCCTATACTGCCTTCACCAAAGAAGTTTATATCGCCTGTGCGTGTTAGTTCTACCCATGCAGAACCTTCCTTGTTAATCATGTAAATAACACCAGTAGTGTCATCCATTAAAATTTGGTTGCCGCCTGCTGTTCTAATTCGTATGTTTCTGCTATTGAGATTATCATCCATCACAAATTGGTGTCCACCTAATCTGTGATTAAAATTATCTGTGTCTCTGGGTCCTGGTGTTAATATGCCAAATACTTCACTTGGAGATTCCCTTCTTGCACCAGCCGTTCCTGCCCCTCTAAGCGGGTCATTTGCTAACCCCTGTCTTACTAACCCTTTTGCAATATCTACGTGTAGAGGGCGTACAGCGTCGTTGTGCGTGGTCTTTTCGTCACGTTTATTCTTTTCTGCAACAGGTAATTTCATATTAGGATCAGAATAACTTTTGCCTGCAGGCATACCTGGTACCATGTGATTATATCTATCTGGATATAAACAACTTACTATGAAAGGGAACTTTGAATTACCGTCACCAAAACAACAAAGTACAAGATTGCCTATGTCTGGTGGTACCATCCACATACCGTAACTTTGTTGTGTTTCTACATAACTTTCTATTTTTTGACCAATGCCTGCTGGATCAGTTCCACCTGCAAATGGTGAACTCCACATTGCATCAAATAAACCGTCGTTGGATGATTTGTCTTTTGCTAACGTGGCTATAAAAACTTGTATTCGTCCTGTTCTACTTAAATCTTTTGTGGCTGTGACTTGCCCAATATAAATTCCAAACATTGGACTGTTCTTTTGTATTCTTTTATAAGATTGATTTGATCTACTTTGCATGTTTATGTTCCATCTGGCGTCGGTGGAGTAGTTGGACTATCTTGATTGTCTGTTGGCGCAGTTGTTGCCGCAGTTGTTGGCGCAGTTGTTTGTGTTTTGGCATCCGGCTGGATTGGTACAACACGTTGTCCTCTTACATCAGAAGTAAATATACCTCCATTAAATTTATTTGTTACTTTAGTAATTCTATATACTCCGCCAAATGTTCTTGCTTCACCCGACATATCCCAATAACCTGAGTTTAATTGGCTATCTTCGTCTGTATAATCTGGGTCATATGTTATCGGTGCATTGATATTTAAGAAAAAACAATTATCATCGCCCTTATGATTGGCGGCAACTTTATCGCTCTTTTTAGTGACTCCGTCTAAACCAGAACCAGATGCTCCGAGATACCACGGATCTCCTCTTATTCCTAAATCTATTTCCGTCATAAACTGTGTGTCTGAATGCGAGCCTGCAATAAATCCAAGTAACTTGTTTTGCACTGAGCCTGCTTTGTATGTACCGCCAGCAACTTTACTGGGTGTGTCAGTGGTACTTGATGTGCCTTGTTTAGATTCTAATGCTTCCTGCTCCGTAATACCTGCTGACGCAAGTTTATCTTGTATATTAATATAGCCAAGGTTTTCCAATAGTGTTACACTGGGATATGCTACCCCAGGATTTAAGAAATCTGATCCGTATGCATAACCACTAAATTCAGGTTTGTAATCTGGTGCTATTGTGGGGTCTAACACAGTAGGTGATGTGGTACTGATATTAATATTGGCATTAAGTTGTTTTGTTGTTGCGGCGTCTAACTGTTCTATAAATGCTTCTTTGTTAGCATTCGTGCCAAAATTAACCAAATCAATTAATTGTGCAGATGATAGACCAACTGCACTTGCTAATTGATCCACTGCTCCTGTGGCTGTATTAAGTAGATCTTTTAAATCATCAAATAGTCCTTTCAACGAACTTTTTTCAACTGCATCTTCGGCTTTATTTAAAAAATCATTTACCTGTCCTTCAATTGATAAATCCTTTGCTTCTGGTACTGTATTACTTAACGAATCTGTTGCAGTAATAGATATATCGCCCATTGCGCCACCCTTAGGAGGCAATAATAAATCCAAACCTTGATCGTAACGAATATCCAGAGACTGTATTTGATCGTTTAATCCTGTGAACATATAATTGTAGGATTTTAATAATGTGCCATTTTCAATAAACTGATCTATTACTTTTCTTGCATCTTTGATCTCAGTTTCTCTGACATCAACTGCTACATCACGTCTTGTAGATTTATATATAGTTGGTATAAAAGTATATTGTTGGGCATACTTGTTTCTTCTTTTATCAAATCCTAATTGCTTTGTGTCAGCATTCATTCTCAACCAAGATATAAATGCTTGATCCTGGTCTACGTCGTCATCTTCAGGGTTATCTATTTCACTCTTGCGTGATATTTTGCTAATGTACTCTTCATTCATACTTAACAGTGTTAAGAAATAATCATGTATGCTTGTACCTTCTGCTACAGAAATTTTATCTTGCTCTATTTCTTGTTCTGCTGTTTCACCTGAATCTTTGGGATTGTCTTCTAATGCTTTTTGTCTTTCTATTGCATCTGCAGACTCTATTGATTCTAAATTTATCACCCTGTTTGTATCTTCGGCATCGGGATCAGTATTAGATATCAACGTTTGGTCATCAATTAAATCATAACTTGAACCACCACTACTACCACCTCCGGCGGCGGCAATTAACTTACCTGTATCAAATGTTATAACATCTTTAACTTCGCTATCAGATGATTCTTGAAGTTCGTTTAGTTTTTTCTCTAAATCATCGACATGCTCTTGGATTGTTTTACCCAATGTGTTTAATGTTTTAGGTATTTTATATACATCGTCTCTGAATGCATACGATGCCGTTGCTACTGTTTCAAATTCATATGTACTGCCTGTGGAGTCGATTCCTACCCTAATTTGTGTTGGCTGAATTTTATATCTAAACGGGCCAGCAACTATTTCAGGATCTCCGCCTGTGTCAGGATCCCACTCGACATCACTTGGACCTAAATCTGATTCTCTGTAACCTTGAAAACGTATTTCCAAAAACATGGTTGCATGAGAAGTATTTTCGTGGTCCAGATAAACTTTGGCTAATTGTATTTGATCTGGGAACGTTGCCGCACCCGGTTGCTTGATTGTAAACTTTATTGTATTTGCCTGAGGTCCATCGTTGGCTGTTACAACACTTGCTATTTCTAAATTGTCAATTTGGGTGCCTGTTACTCCAGTCTGTGCAAGTATTACTGTGGCCCCCGGTGGCGCAGTAAGATTCTCTTCTGCTAATCCAAATTCAGCAGGTGCATTTTCGGTGTAAGATTTTTCCACCATGTATAATTTTAAATTGTATGTGGCATTATCGTAGTAGTCAAGTATGTTGCCATACACTTTACCAACATAAGGATCAAAATATTCTGGAATTTGTGGCATGCCTAACTCCTGGGTGCTATGTAGTTAGTTACTGACTCCTTGGATGGCACAAAAATTGATAGGCCGGATTTAAAATCTCGGATTGGATCTTTGAGCTCATCTGGGTTTCGCAACGCAAATATCCACCACAGTCTACTATTGCCATATAATCTATGTGCAAGTAGGTCTGGTCTTTCTTCAAAGGCATGTCCAATTTTATACCTCTCGTCTTGTAACGAAGCCGGCACTTTAGGTAAATTATTAACGCCTAAGAAAATATTGTCAGGACTAACACTTGCGTTTTTAAGAAAACTATCTGCTCTATGTTTAGTAGACATTAAATAAATCCACCTTTGTATAGTTGTCCACTTGCAAGTGACTCAAGATTGAAATGTCTTCTGAGTTTATGTGGTGTGTATGTAGGTTTAAGATTAACCATAATATTTGTTCTTGTAGGTACATAAGTTATTTCTGTGTTAACTTGTACCGGAACATAATCAACATCGTCTGGATATTGAACTGTGTAGTTTTGCACAACAACTGGCACTTTGTTAAATCCATGGTCTCCAAGATATTCAAATACCATAACTGGAGGCGGTGTGCCTGCTTTGCCTGCCGCAACTGCTTGATCACCAAAGTAACCTTTGGTAGCAATCTTTAAAAATGTTAATACTGCTAACAAGTATCGTGCTTCATATATATCATCTGCTGTGAAGTCTGCCGCTACTGGAATGTCGGGTGGTGTACTACTTTGATATGTGTTTATAGGATAGTTCATGCCTTGCATTTCTGCAGAGTCATAGTTAGCCATGCCGCTTAAAAATATTTGCGGTGTATATTGCCAAACTAAACCACCTGATTCTTCTATTGGTTTTAACAAGTAGTCGGCGTCTGATACGCCTGCATTGTCCAGCATCTTAGCATAAAAATTTGCCTTGCCACCGTTTTTGGGTCTTAGCCTTGCTCTCCAATCATATGTATTTTGTAGTTGTGGTGTAGTAGCATTTCCCACAGGCTGACCAGCAACAATATTGTTGAGTTCAAATCTTGCTTGGGCCGTTTGACGTGCAATGATATCACGATATCCGCTGTTTGTGAATTGATCGTTAGGTGTGCCTATTAAATTATCTAATAAGCCTCCTGCTAATCCTTGCAATGCTGGTGGTAATTGATTAACACCGCCGCGGACAAAACTTGCTAACTGCTGATTTACAGCATTAACTGATTGCGGCGCCGTAGCACCAATCATATTCTGAGTATCAGTTATGAAAGTATTATCTCTACCGTCTGTATCTGCCATTACAGCATCTCCTTGTTTATATGTGTAATATTTATCACATTTATTAAAGCATGTGTTAAATACCAGAAAATGGCAGATTTAGGTTGACTTTCCTATAACTATATTGTATACTGTATAACTTATTACAGGAGTCAATATGGCAGTTGCTAAAAAAACAAACTACCTCAACAACAAAGATATATTAAAAGAAATTCACAAAAGCAAAATTACATTTTGTTGGGTTATGGATGACAAATATATACAAAACGATATTATCCTCGATGACGTCAGCAAAATTGATGCTACTGCATTACAGATTGCAAAAGACAATCAAGCATCGAGAATTCAATCAGAAGGCTACGCACAGGCAATGCTTGGTCATGACAAGAAAGATTACAGAAACAAACCTAAGCAAAAAGACTTTGCGGTGGACACTGCTACAATCAGTGATGAAGATGTGACTTTTAGAGTTATGACATACGAGCATATTCCTTTAGAGCCAGGTAGAAAAAGAAACCCAAAAAACGAAGCCGAAACAAAAGCCAAAGTAAACTTCCCACCATTCAAGCATTATGCTTATGTTAATGGTGAGATCAAAGAGGTTGTAAGAAGCCACTGGGAAGGAAGTTTAAGTAATGGCCACTTCGAGCCTAACAAAGGACGTATTACAAATACACTCGGTACAATGTTTTTGAAATTAGTAGAAAGATATTCTCACAGGGCAAACTGGAGAGGGTACACATACGTAGATGAAATGAGAGGACAAGCACTTGTTCAACTTAGCCAAGTGGGCCTACAGTTCAACGAAGCAAAATCAGACAATCCATTTGCGTACTACACAGCCGCAGTTAATAACAGTTTCACAAGAGTTCTTAATCTTGAGAAACGTAATCAAAACATTAGAGATGATATTTTGATTGACAGCGGACATCTTCCAAGTTATAGTAGACAAATAAAACATGAAGATGAAATGCGTAGACTAAGAGAATCTACTGAATCAGAAACTACAGATATCGAGGCATTTGACCAATAATGAGTTCGCTGTTCAAGACAGCGGCTTGCTTTACAGATATACATTACGGACTAAAGCAAAATAGCCGCGTACATTTACAGGATTGTCACAGGTACATAGACTGGTTTATTGCAGAAGCAAAAGCCAGAAATGCTGAGACATGTATTTTTCTGGGCGACTGGAGTCATCATAGAGCAAGTGTAAATGTTGCTACTCTAAATGCTTCAATCAAAGACCTTAAAAAATTAAACGATAACTTTGAAAAAGTATATTTCATCACAGGTAACCATGACTTATACTATCGTGACAAACGTGAGATGAACAGCATTGAATATGCTCGTGACTTGTCTAACTTTGTTATGGTAGATGACATGTTTGAACAAGATGATGTTGCTATTATACCGTGGCTTGTAGGCGACGATTATAAAACAGTGTCTAAAATGAAATGTAAGTACATGTTTGGGCATTTTGAATTACCTTACTTTAAAATGAATGCAATGGTAGAGATGCCAGATCACGGAGGCATTAATGATAAAATGCTAAGTGGTCCTGAGTATGTGTTTAGTGGACACTTTCACAAACGTCAGTACAAAAACAACATTCATTATATTGGCAATGCGTTCCCCCATAACTATGCAGACGTAAGTGACAACGAACGTGGTGCAATGTTCTTAACATGGGGCGAAGAGCCTGTGTATGTTAATTGGGACCAGTGTCCTAAGTATTCAGTTATAACACTAAAACAATTGTTAGACAATCACGAAGACTTACTCGACGAGTATACATATTCAAGGGTAAAGTTAGACATCAGTATCTCATACGAAGAAGCAAACTTTATCAGAGAGAAGATGGCTGAACAGTATAATGTTAGAGAGTTACAACTAATTGCAGTCAAAGAAGAACAGGATGAATTCGAAGGCGGCGAAATTAAATTTGAAAGTGTGGATCAAATTGTTATTACACAGTTAGAAACCATAGAAAGTAACACCGTAGACAAACAACAACTCATCGGAATATATAACGGATTAGAAATTTAGTATGTTAAAAATTAAGAATGTAAGTGCTAAGAACTTTATGAGTATTGGAGCACAAACACAGGCTGTTAATTTTGATCAATGCCAACTAACGTTAGTACTCGGACACAATCTCGACTTAGGTGGAGACGGTAGTAGAAACGGTACTGGTAAGACAACTATTGTAAATGCACTTAGTTATGGATTATACGGTGATGCATTAACTAATATACGTAAAGATAATCTCATTAATAAAACCAACGGCAAAGCAATGATTGTTTCTGTTGAGTTTGAAAAGGACGGAGTTGCTTATCGCATTGAGCGTGGTAGACGTCCTAATACATTAAAGTTTTTTGTAGACGGCACTGAGCCAGGTGATGGTGAACAGCAAGGGGATAGCAGAGAAACACAAAAAGAAATTGAAAAGATAATTGGCTTCCCACACGAAATGTTTAAGCAACTTATTGCATTGAACACATACACAGAACCGTTCCTCAGTCTTAAGGCAAACGATCAACGTGCAATGATTGAGCAATTGTTAGGTATTACAGAACTGTCATTAAAAGCAGATATACTTAAAGAACTATTAAAAGTCACAAAGGATAGAATCAAAGAAGAAGAAATACGTATCACTGCTGTTAAGAACAGTAACGAACGTGTTGAACGTAACATTAAAGAAATAGAAAGTCGTGGCAAAGCATGGTCTAAAACAAAAGGTGACAAGGTTGCAGACATGCAAACATCAATTGACACCCTCGAAGAGATTGATATTCAACGAGAAATAGACAATCACAAAGCAAATGCTGTCCTCAAAGAATCCACAGACATGAAGGCAACACTTAATACAGAACTTGAACGTATTTCCACATCATTAATTCGCAGTAACAAAAAATTAGAAACATTAAAAAGCAATTTACAAAAAGCCAAAGATGGTGTATGTCCAGCATGTGAGCAAAGCACAGCACACTTGGATACACACGAAGAATACACTAATGGCTTGGTTAAAGACATCGATGAAGAAACAGTTTACAATCAAGAGTTGTTAACAAGACAGACAGAAGTAGGAGAAGCAGTTAGTTCAGTTGGTGAATTGCCAGATGAGGCTGACACATTTTATAACACATTAGAAGATGCATTA